GGATCGCATAGGTGGTTGACACTGTGGTACGGTCATGTGCTAAGGTACGAGAACGGCCAACGGAGGCCGTGTAATGATAAGGAATAATGGCAATGCGTTACACAATAGCAGATCTGATATCTCCTATCCTTGCGCTTACAGGCTTCCGTTTCTCAAAGGCCTATCGCAATGGCGCAACGGTTTACCATCGCGCTATCTACGCAATGATCTCCACAGTGTCGGCAAACATTGCAGCCGATAACCTTTGCATTCGTGGGAGATAAGACAATGACCAATAGAGATATATGTATGACAATAGTTGGGGCTGTATCTTTTTCATGCTTTCTTTATATGCTCTTAATCGTAACGCCATAAACAAAAGGACAATGACCATGACAAAAGAAAAAGACATTATACACGAGCGGGGCTCTTATTGGGTATGCCGTACAAAAGATAGTTATACTGTTTTTAAATCTGGCATCACGCATTCGACAAGCGATAGTTCATATAAAAAAACAGACGATGGTCTTTCTGTAGCTATTGCCCGCTGCAATTATCTTGGCAATAAAGAATTGCATCGTGGTCAAACTGAATTGTGTCGTTCTTACGCTAAAAATTTAGCTATGGGGATTTAACGCATGTCGCAATTTTACAGCAACCAAGAACGTGAAGCAGATACTTACGCGATGCCAGACTGTGAAGTGTTTCAGCTCACAGCAATAGAAGCAGCCGAGATGGATGAGGATACAATTCACGACTACATGAAACTGAAAGAACATCGCCTCGCTGGAATGAATAGCAAAGTCCGTGAAAAAATGCTGGAAGCCATCGTGGAGGATTATGGACTAAAGGGCGGCTGGTATTACCACTATTGCTTCCCCGGCTGTTTGCCCGAGGGAACAGCCTTTGGTCCCTACACTTCAAAGGATGAGGCTATTCACGCGGCTCGGGAGGATGCTGCCGGATATTAGACTTTCGCCCAATGCCAAGTCTTTAGGGCTTGGCATTAAGAGACAGTTTAAAAACAAAAGGAAAATGAAAATGGATGTTTCTAATATTGAGACAGCGATTAGCGATATAGAAGGATTGAATATTGAAATCCCTGCCTGGATTGAACAGGATATAAGCCCTAGCGATGTTGCATCAATTATTCAGGGAGGCTGCTCTAGTGGGGCTTATATGCCAGCCGTAACATATCATTCTGCTTTGTCTACCATGGCAAAATGGGGCGATGAAGTGTTGCAATATATTGAGGATAATTTAGGCGAATTGCCAACACTTTCCACCAAAGGAGAGAGCTGGAGCGGAATGGCTTGTTTCTATTTGTCTTGTGCTGTCGAATTGTGGGCATCAAGTGTTGAGCAAGATTTAGAGCAATTTGAAATTGAAGAAAAAGAAGAAGTATAAATGCGGGCTTTAAATCTGAAGTATCCCGCCCGCTGCTATTGCGGGCGGGCTCTTTTCATTGGCGCATGGGTGATATGGTGTGGCAAGCGAAAGCGAATTATGGCTTGTTTTGATTGTCGATAATTGCGGGCCGGGTAGTGCCGAGCATATCTAATAGACGGTGTTTTGCAGTATCGACCACTTGCACAGATTGATCGATTTTAACGTGTTGATCGCGCCAACCGGCCTGCGCTTTTAGCCAAAAGATCGAACTAATCGTATCGCCGTCCAATGCGCGGCGAGCTAGGCCCATAGCGATTTGGCCGTTCATCCGATTTTTGCTGTTATCGATTTCGTCCGAATAATACTTTCGGAGTGTCATCGGAGCTATGCCCAGGATTTTGCCCATTTGCTCTTGCGTCAGCCCGACCATTGCCAGTTGCATGACGTTTTCTGCAATAGTTTCAGTGCGTTTGTGCGCTGGATTCGGTCCAGTCTTTTTTAAGGAGGCCATATGCGGCAGTTTCGCCAGATCCACTCCCTCCCCCTTCCCGTCCACCTTGTCCTCGACAGCAGATCCATTTCCTGTAACGGATCCATTTCCTAGCGCGGATCCATTTTCACCCTGATCCATTTCTAACCTCAATCCATTTCATGGCGCAGATCCATTTCGGTGCGCCGATCCATTACGCTAATCCATTTCTCAATCCATTTCCAGCCAATCCACGACACTCAATCCAATACGAGCCGAAGTGTGATCCATTTGAGTGTGTGTATCCCTTAAAACTTACTTCAACTTCGTTCAAATCAACTATTGGCCTTGCAACCCATTGATCCAAATAACAATTTTGCTTAAATCTCGACTTCATTCAAGGCAGGGGGGGACGGATTGACACCAACACTGCACCGGAGTACTGGTGTGTAGTGTGTGTGTGTACTGGTGGTACTACTAGTAGTTATTAAGTTAAGTTATTATTAAGAGAGAAACACCAGCATTTCTGCGACACACACACACAACTTCGTTCAACCGAATTCAAAAAAAAGCCACTTTTTCGACCCTTCATTCAACCCCATTTACACCCATTAGGTATAGCATGACCGAAACTGACGTTTTGCCTGACATCACCCTCGACAACGATGCCAGGGCCATTATCCACGAGGCTGCTCAAAAGCTAGGCCGCTCCCCTAATTTCGTTGTCACCCTGGCCGTATCAGCCCTGCTGGGCTATCCCTCGGCCCTCAACGGGGGTGATAAGCCCTCATCCCCTCCTCCCTCTCCACGGCCCGTTAAAACCAAGGTGCTGGTCAACGGCCCTCACGCCTTTGAGATCCGCGAGTGCGCTGTAACCCTGACCCCCTCCAAAGACCTGATCTCGGCCAGTCTTGAGCTACAGCACGTTGAACGCGGTACGATGTTCGACCTGACGATTACGGACGCGGCTGCTTGGACTAAGATCGTGAGAATGTGTAGTGCCCTCATCAGCGTGTCTCAGATCACTGACCCCAGCCAGCTCATCGGCTGCCAGCTCGACTTCATCTGCTCAAACGGCAAGCCCACCCGTCTGCCCAAGTAACGCTAATGGTGGAACCAATGCGGCATTCTTCATTGGTTTCACCATTGCTGGCGTTAACCCGGTGCCACCCCCCTTGGCGACAACCCGTAGCCACTGACCACACTGTCCTGGCGCTAACCCGGTGCCACCTCACTTGGCGTTAACCCGGTGCCAACCAAACTGTCCTGTCGCTAACACATTGATCTACAACACAAACAAAACATTTGACATCACATTTAGACCTGATAATATGTCCTCGTTAAACACACACAAAAGGACAATGACAATGACAACTCACACACCCGGCCCGTGGAACGTCACAGGACTGTACGTCAGAGAGCGAGACGGCGGATTGATCGCAAGCATCCTTGATTTGTGGCACGGCCAGAGAACACCTAAAGCTGAGAAAAACGCCAACGCCCGATTGATCGCCGCTGCCCCCGATATGCTTTTCGCGCTCCACCGTTGCATCGATGCGCTGGCGGCGAACGATGCCCCAAACTGCGAAGCCGCCAAAGAAGCCCGCGCAGCCATCACCAAAGCCACATCACCCAAAGGACAATGACAATGCCCATCGTAACCACCGCCTACCCCGTTGCGGCCTCCGTGACGAAGCGCCAAAAGATTGAACGCGCCATTATATCCCGCGCCGTGACGGCCTTGCTCGGGTCCGGCTATTGGCTAGCCGTCTGCCAGGGTGACGAGGAAGAACAACCCGCCAGCCGATACAAGCGCCAGATCATGAAGCTGCTGGGCGAGTGCGATGAGGACCGCATCATTGTCTATCGCGACAAAACCCGCGTGGGGTGGGTGTATCTCGTCTATGGCAACGACCAAGGCGAGACGGTAATCACCGACTACACCGTAAACCTCGAACCGCAGCTTGCGCCCGTGAACGCCTACGCTGAAACCCTTTAAAGGACAATGAAAATGACCACGATCACCATCACTTACAATACCGCAGTCTACACCCCCGCCGGTTGGCGCTCGGAAGTTGTCACCGCGATTGCAAAACAACTCACCCCGAAACGAGCGAAGGTTGTCGAGGTCACAGATGTCGGCGGCAACGGCGAGTGCTTTGTCTTGACCCGCAAACCCAGCCAGGAGGCGTAGCGCCATGACCCGCGAAGACGCCATCTCCGCCCTCGGCGCGCTCGGCTTTGCTCTGCTGCTGTACGCTTTACTGATTGCCTTTTAACCCCACCCCAACCAAGGAACCCGAACTCATGCGCTTAAAAATCACTCACTTCGTCCCCGATCAATTCGACGCCAACGTTGCCAGCGCCGCGATTTTGCAAAAAGCCCTCGACACCGCTAATAAAAATGCCACCGCGCACACTGCCACCACCACCAACATCCGCGCCCAGGCCCTCGCCGCCGAGGCGCACCTCGCCGCGCTGGGCATCCCCAAAAAAGACCGCTCCGGCGCGCAGCGCATATTTGTGTCGGGCGAGAGCGTCCCCAACGCTTACAAATGGTCGCGCACCGCGACCCACCTCAGACTTGAGCGAGGTGCGGCGAACTGGTTTCTTGTCGCCGCCACCGCCACCGAAATTTATCAGTCAGGCGGTTACGAGAAGACGCTACTCACACCCGTCCAGCGCGACATTGCCGTTGCAAAACTCTGCGCCAGCTTCACGGTCCTCGCCCAATGACCCCCGCCCTCCGCGCCCAGCTATACTTCCGCCTCGCCCTGGTGCTGGCCGTAGCGGCCTACGCCATAGCCACGGGTGCAATATGAGCAACATCACCCTGCCCACCGTCCACCTGAACGGCACCTCCCGCGACAGCTTACTCGACGACTACATGGCTGCGATGGACGCTATCCGGCTGGCTATGAAGGCCCTCCAGTCTGCCGCGCCAAACGCACGGGACTACTACGTCCAGGCTGGTGACACATTCTGCATGGCCCAAAACCAACACTTTGTCAGGTTGGCACGGCTGCGGGAGACGCTGGACGAACTCAACACCCTGGCCGAACACGTTGCGGGAGTAACGCCATGAGCAAGCCCAAACCCAAGCCCAACCCTTTGCTCGAAATCAAAGCCAAAGCAATCGTCGCTGCTCTACGCAAACGGCCCGTCATAAAGCCCAAGCCAATTCGGCTGACCCTCGAAGAGATAGCGTTGAAGCTGGTGCGGCAGCAAATCAAGATAGACAGGGACAAAAAATTTATAAAAATACGGGAATATCGTCTCGACGATGAACGTAAAAGCCTTCGTGACGACCGCGAAAAACTCAACACAGAGACTGCCAATTTGGTGATTTACGAGCTATTTGCCCGTGACGTTTATCACGCTGTCAAGCGGTGGGAAAAAAACACAAAAACAGACAGAGACACGGTTCTTGCCAAAGAAATCGCTTCATACAGAGAAAATTGGGCTACTCGCGCTCGTGCCAACGGCAACCTTTCGGAGAATGCAACATGAAACTTACATATCGCTGCACTCACTCGTTTGACGGCGAGAACGACCACGATCTCATCATCACCTACATCTACACGCCACCGTCACCCCCACGCGGCCCGACCTACGATTGCGCGGGCGGACCGCAGGAGTACACCGAGGTCGATGTGATCTCTTTGCTCGTCGATGGCGTCCCGGCGACGATGGAACAACTGTGCCAAGTCGATGAGTGCGAACGCTTGTACGAAGAAATGGAAACCCACGGCGCGGACTGTGTTGCCGACGAACGCGCTGCTGCCGCTGAATACCGCGCTGAGATGAGGAGAGATGACCTATGAGCGTCCCCCTTCGCCGCTGCCTGATCGAGTGCAAGTCAACCAGACGCTGGGCGTGGATGCCGTATTGGGTCCGCGCTTTATTGGGAGTGATCTAGCCATGACCGCACTGACGAACGAAGAACTGGCGGCGATTGAGAAAT